TATAAAGTATATGTTTCATCTGATGGAAGAGTGAAAACAGAACAAGGACAGCTTCTAAAAGTTATAACTAATAGAACAGGTTATTTAGGAGTAGAAGTTTTAGGTGGAATTAAAATGCTACATCGTCTAGTCTTAGAAACATGGAAACCAATTGAAGAACCTGAGGGTTGGACAGTAGACCATCTAAACCATAATAAGAGAGATAATTCTTTAAGAAATCTTGAATGGGTTTCAAGAGAAGAGAATGAGGCAAGGGCGGCTGCAGATATGGCAAGAGAAGAAGCTATTATAGATAAGAACTTAGAGATAGATGGCGGCCAGCTTAGATCAATTAACCTAAGTTGCCCAGTCGTAAAATGTGGTAACAATATTTTTTATACTTATAGAGATGCTGTTGAATTTTTAATTCAAAATAAAAAAGTACCTGCCGCCGCATCTAAACGCGTGGTAAAGAACGGTATTATGAACTCAATTATTTCTAAAAAGAAATATTGTGGATTTACTTTTGAATTAAGATAAAAGATAATAAGTTGATTTATTATCTTTTTTATTATATAATAATTATGTGTAATAAGGAAAGAAAGGTGAGGAGATTATGAAGATAACACAAAGTAGATTTTTCTGTACTAAGTGTGGTAATGAGGGTCTTCCATGTAATAGAAAACAGTCAAAACAACGTGAGCCTGGACATTTAAAGAAGTTGTACTGTTTACATTGTGGAGAAGAAGTTAATCACGCAGAAATCAGAGAAATTGGTGGATATACAATAGAAGATTTTAAACGAGAGTTTAATTTAGGTAGATTTGTTGGAGGCAAGAAAAAAGAACTTAGTCAACTTATCACCTGTACTAATACAAAGTGTCCATTTAATGTAGATGGGCGTTGCTGGAATTCAAATTACAGTAATAAATGTAATCATAGAATACATAAGGAGGTAGATGAGAATGTGTAAAGGTATTATCTTAATGGTTGGTATCCCAGGTAGTGGTAAATCAACTTTAGCTAATGAATTATGTAATCCAGAAGTTGATACAATAGTATCAAGAGATCAAATTAGATTTTCTATACTAGATAAAATAGATAGTTATTTTTCAAAAGAGAAGATTGTATTTAAAAAATTTATTACTGAGATAAACAGGGCGGCCGCCACAACTGAGAGATATGTATATGTAGATGCAACACATATCACACCTGCTAGCCGCAGAAAAGTAATAGATAAGATAGAAGATGAAACTATCCCTATCTTTGCAGATGTTTTAGATACAGATTTAGACACTTGCTTATTGAGAAATGATTTGAGAGAAGGTAGAGCCAAAGTTCCTGAGTCAGCTATTAGAAATATGTATAATAGTTTTTTACCTCCTTATAAAGGAGAAGGAATTAAAGTAGTTACATATTGGACTACTAAAGATGGCGAATGGATAGAAAAAAGGAGGGAGAAATATGGAAACTAGATATTTTTTTACAAGTGATTTACATTTTGGTCACAATAAAGAATTTTTATACGTTTCTCGTGGATTTAATTCTATTGAGGAACATGATGAAACTGTTATTAAAAATTGGAATTCAGTAGTCGGACCTGATGATTTTGTATTTATATTAGGTGATTTAATGTTAAATGATAATGAGGACGGGATTGAGAAGATTAATAGACTTAATGGTAAAAAGTATATTATCCTAGGTAATCATGATACTGCAACTAGAATTAAACTATACAAAGAACAAATTAAAAACCTAGAAGGTGTTGAATATGTAGCTAAAATTGAACATAAAAAAAGATTATTATGGTTATGCCACTATCCGACTATAACAGCTAACTTTGATGATGGTAAGCCTTGGGTTAAGCATTTAATTAATTTACATGGACATACTCATTCAAAAGAAATATTTTATAATAATAATCCTTATATGTATAATGTAGCTCTTGACGCTCATGATAATACCCCAGTTTCTTTTGAAGAAATCATGGCTGATATTCAGTTAAAAGTATTAGAAAAAAATGATGAAGAATTACTTGTTGATAATGAGTAATTTTTTTATTATAATTTAAAAAAGGAGAGTGTAACAAAATGAGTAAAATAAAAATAGTTAATGCTTATTATAATTCTGATTTAGGAACTAGTAAAGTTATTATTCAAACTGATTTAGGTAAATTTTTTGGTTTTACAAAAATTCACCCAGAAGATGAAGATATTAAGTCTAATTTTCAAGGATGTAGATATGCAGAATTAAGAGCAATAGTAAAATATAAACAAAGAAAATTAAAAAATCTTAAAATAAAAAGAGATACCCTAGAAAATTTATATAAAGGTATAGAAAAGTTAAGAGATTTTGATGCGGCCGCCGCAGAGTTTAGATATGTAAAAAAACAATATCATATAGTTCAAAACGAAGTTGATAATTTAACAAAAGAAATTAATAATATAAATGAATATATTTATAATACTATGAAGAACTATAGAAAAGAAAAAGAAAATTTTCAAAAGAAAATAAATAAATATAAGGAGAAAAGGAATGCAAGACCAGAAAGTATCTAATATTATTAATATATATACAGATGGTGCTTGTAGTAAGAACCCAGGACCTGGTGGATGGGCCTGTGTAGTATTCAATCCTATTGATAAGATAGTAACAGATTGTTATACACAAGAGGAAGAAGAAACTACTAATAATCGTATGGAAATAGAAGCTATTCTTATGGCTCTTGAATTAGCAATAACTAAATATAAAGATAAAGTATGCTTAATTTGGAGTGATAGTGCCTATTGTGTTAATATGTTTAATGAATGGATTGTTAATTGGGCTAAAAACAATTGGACTAACAGTTCTAAAGAAGTGGTTAAAAATTTTGACTTAGTACAAAAACTATGGATATATAAACAAATAGAATTTCCTAACTTTTCAATAGCCAAAATAAGCGGGCATGTTGGAGAGTTGGGTAATGAACTAGCGGACGCCTATGCAACTGCCGCACGCTTCCCGCATGATGCTTCAAAATTAGTTAAAATTATTAAAGAAAATGGAATTACCCTAGAGATAGAGTAATTTTTTGATTTCAGAAAAAAATTAGGATATAATTATAATGAAGATTTTATGAAAGGAGAATTTTATGGCAGACAAGAAATTATATACAAAAGATAGTATTGAAAGTTTGTCTCCCCTTGAATTTACCAGACTTAGACCTGGAGTATATGCGGGTGACACAACTTATTCAACTCAACTCTTAGTTGAAATTATATCTAATGCTGTTGACGAATTTAGACTTGGTAATGGTAATAAAATAGAAGTTACTATTAATAAAGATGTCGTTCAAGTTCGAGATTATGGTCAAGGATTTCTAGTTAATGAAATGCGTGACGATGGGAAAACAATCCTCGAAGCAGCATTTAGTGTATTAAATACATCTGGTAAATACAGAGAAGACGGAACCTATGAAGGAACTTCTCTAGGTTCGTTTGGTATAGGCTCTAAGATAACTACTTTCTTATCTCATTATTTAGTTGTAGCAACTTATAGAGATGGAAAATATGAACAAATTAAATTTAAAGAAGGAGTATTTGAAAACAGAGAAACTGGACCTGCGGCCGCCATGAAAACTGGTACTATAGTAGAATGGCAACCTAGTGAAGAATTCTTTACACATACAACAGTAGAAATTAATAAAGTTAAAGAATTATTTAAAACAATAGCTTGCTTATGTCAAGGTTTAACTATTGTATTAAATGATAATGGTACAGAAACTACTTATTATTCAGAACATGGTATTAACGACTTGGTTGATGAAGCCTTAGGTGATAAAGAAATCATTAAAAATAGATTTTATTTAGACTATGCCGAAGGTAAAAATAAATTAAATATGGAATTAACATATACTTCTAATTACTCATTAACTTTAATACCTTATGTAAATACAGGTTTAACCGAAAAAGGCCCACATATCACTCAAATTAAAACTATTATAACAAGAGAAATGAATAAATTTTTCAAAGAAAAGAAATGGCTTAAGGCGGGCGATGATAACTTAACTGGTGATGATATTCAAGAAGGTATGTTTATAATATTTAATCTTACTGCACCTAATATTGCTTATGATGCTCAAGTTAAATCAACAATTACAAAGATAGATATGACACCATTTACTCAAGTTTTAGCTGACACATTACAATACTGGTTGGCAAATAATGAGAAAGAAATTAAATTAATAGCAGATAAAGCAATTGCCGCACGTAAGGCAAGGGAAGCTTCTAAGGCGGCGAGGGAAAGAGTTAGAGAAAACAATAAGAAGAAAGAAAAAGTATTAAAATTTGATAGTAAATTAGCCGATTGTTTCAGTAAAGATAGAACTAGGTGTGAGATATATGTGACCGAGGGTGATAGTGCCTCAGGTAACCTAAAAACAGCAAGAGATAATGAATTTCAAGCAGTTATGCCAGTACGAGGTAAGATATTGAACACTCAAAAAGCGACTTTAGATAAAATACAGGGCAATGCAGAAATCATGACAATGATTAATGCTTTTGGTTTAACTATTGATACTAAATCAATGACAGTTACATATAGACCTGAGGATCTTAGATATGGGAAAATTATTATTATGTCTGACGCAGACGTCAGGTAAAAGCGGCGTATGAAAGACTTTTCGCTTAATCAAGCGGGTACTATTTTTGGACAAATATAGTTTATGTGAAATGTACATTTCTCATATAATTATGAAAGAGAAAATAGTGCTAACGGGGAACCCTAAACTAGAAATAGCATGGGAATCCCGTGGGAAACATTATTAATTCAAACTCTTTCAAGAAGGAGTTAAAAATGATAGGAATTTATAAAATAACAAGAATTGACACTGGGAAATCTTATATCGGACAATCTAATGATATTCAAAGAAGATTTAAAGAACATCAAACAAAAGGTGAGGCAAGTAGAATTCCAGTCGATATTGCAATTAAAAAATATGGAATAAATGCTTTTACTTATGAGATTGTTGAAGAATGCTCAATAGAGCAGTTAAATGAAAAGGAAAAATATTATATTGAATATTATGATACAAAAAATAACGGATATAATTGTAATGAAGGCGGGGATCAACAAACCATTGGAGAAAATAATAGTAGATCTAAACTAACAGAAGAAGATATAATTGAAATAAGAAAAGCATATAATAATCATGAAAAACAAAAAGATGTATATAAAAAATATGAAAATATAATAAGTTTTGGATACTTTCAAAATTTATGGCAAGGAAGAGCATGAAGTCATGTAATGCCAGAAGTTTTTACCAAAGAAAACAGAGAATATTATATCTATGAAAATAGTAAAGGCGAAAATGGAGCTTCTGCAAAATTTACAGATGATGAAGTTATACAAATAAGAAAAAGATATGTAAATGAAAGTGCCAAAAATATATATAAAGATTATAAAGATAGAGTATCTTTTCAAAGCTTTCAACAAATTTTATGAGGAAGATATTATTCCAATCTTCCAATTTATAAAAAGAAAGAAAAAATATGAATTAATAATGAACCTGTATCGACTATTCCCTAAGCCTTCTGGGCAGGGAAGTAGGGCTGCTATTGATACGCAGTTCGAAATGGTCTCCTCTCAATAGAGAGTAAAAGATAGTCAGTGCTTATGGAAACATAAGAATAACATGCGATGGAGCTCATATCAAGAATTTATTTTATACTTTTATATGGAATTTCTGTCCACAATTAATTCAAGACGGATATGTATATGCGGGAGTTCCTCCCTTATATAAAATAACCACTTCAAAAGGTTATAAGTATCTTAAAAATGATGAGGCTCTTGAACAATATAGGCAAGAGAATGTTGGTAAAAAATATACGGTTAACCGTTTAAAGGGTCTCGGAGAAATGTCCGTAGACGAGACCGAGGAAACTTTAACAGATCCTAATAACAGAATTATTAAACAAATCACTGTTGAAGATGCGGCTGCCGCTGATGAATTATTTGAAGATTTAATGGGTGGTAAAGTTATTCCAAGAAAAGAATATATTAAAGCTCATAGTAATGAAGCTACATACAATATGGAATAGGAGGTTGAATTATGAAAATTATAATGAGTCAAGAAACTTATGACCAAATGAGTAAAGAAATTGAAACTAAAAATATATTTAGTTTAATTTCTTACTTAAAAGGTTTATACAATAGTGCTACTATTGTAATAAATAATAATTTAGAAGATAATAATATTGTAATAATGAATGAAGAAGATAAGGAGAATTAATATGAAGAATGATTTAATAAATGAATTAGGCACTAATTTTATTGAATATGCGGTTGCTGTTAATACTGACCGTGCTATACCAGATGCAACATCTGGATTAAAACCAGTAAACCGCCGCATATTATGGTCTGCATATAGTAATGGTCAAACTTCTAATAAGCCTCATGTTAAAAGTGCTCGTATTGTAGGTAACGTCATGGGGGCACTTCACCCTCACGGTGATTCTAGTATATATGGAGCCATGATTAATTTATCTCAAGAATGGCGTATGCGTTATCCATTGATAGATATTCATGGTAATAATGGTAATATCGCTGGAGATGGCGCCGCAAGTATGCGTTATA